TCGTGGGCGGCTCCCCCGGCGACCCGGGCGGCGGCGGCCTCGACGCCCAGCAGCTCCACGGCGCCAGGGGCCAGGGCCGCGACGACGAGTCGCCCATCAGAATCGGCGTATTTAACGGCGTACATGACCACTCTCCTGTGTAAGACGGTTATGCGATCACCACGACGCTGGTGATCGTGGAATCGACCGCCGCGCCCCCCGCGCTCGACCCGATGTCCCTGTCGGTCCGTACCCTGACGCTGCCTGCGGTCAGGGGAGTGTCTGAGGCGTAGTAGTTCGGGCGCAGGCCGTGGGCGTCCTCCGTCTCGCCCGCCTGGGCCCCTGTGGATGTACCGCACACGGCGTAATGGGCTGAGGGCATGGGCTCGACGAAGCTGACAGTGTAGTCCCCTACACCGTGTCGCGTGACCCCGAGCACGTTGTAACTGCCCTTGATCGTCGGGGGGGTGGTCGAGCCATCGAACAGCACCCAGGCGCGGCACTGCGCGGGCGACAGGCCCCCCAGCGCCGCCGCCAGTCCGGCGGGCGTCACCGCACGCGTGTCGTCCGTCCCGGCCTGGGTCTCGGCGGGCGTGGCCAGCTCGACCAGCCCCGGAGCCGTGGCCGTGGCCGCCCCCAGGCCGACGACCTGCGCGGCGGTCACCTGGTGGGGATTGTCCCGGCGCGCGGCGTGGGCGTCCGCCACGCCCCCGGCAGCGGCGGCCAGCGCCCGCAGGTCCGCGTGGGTATCCGGCGCGACGTTGTGCGCGGCCACGCGGGCCGCCACATGCTCGCGCGAGGCAAGGACCACCGTGGGGTCGATCTTGAGGGTCACCGCCGCCGTATTGGTCAGCACCAGGGGCAGCTTGAGGGCCAGCTCGCTGCCCGAGCCCTCGGCCAGCAGCGGCTTGTAGCTCTCCGGCGTGCTGGCCACGGCCACCAGGGTGCCGCCCACGTCCAGCACGCCCGCCTCGCGGACGTACCATCCGCCGACCCCGGCGGGCAGGACCACCTCGGCCCACATCAGGGCCGGGTTCTCGGCGTCCTGCTCCAGGGTGTTGATGGGCGCGCGGTGGACCTCGTTGACCAGCGCGGTCATGCTCTCCGTGGGCGACACGGGGGCGCCCCCGCCGTCGCCCAGGGCGATATGCGTCAGCTGCACCGTGGTGCCCCCGGCCAGGGCGGCGGCGATGAGCCCGTGCCCGGCGCGGGTGACGAGGCCGAAGTAGTTAGCCATGCTCTCCTCCAGAAGGCTGGACGGTAATCTGGTGATAGGCGGCCAGGGCCGCCCCGGTGCGCGCCCCGGCGGCAGGGGCCGCCACCTCGCCCGGCTGCCAGGGCAGCACGCGCAGCACCGCCCCGCCCAGGGCCGCCGTGCCCGTGCGCAACACCCCGCGCACCGTGCTCACGGCGCGCAGCCCGGCGAGGTGCGAGCGCACGTTGCGGGCGGCCTCGGCGGTGGCCCGGAGCTGGGCATAGAGCCCGTCGGAGATGCCCCGGTCGTCCACCTCCACTTCGAGGCGGAAGGTGTACGGCGCGCCCTTGGGCTCCTCCTCGAACCATTCGCGTACGCGCACCGTGTAGCCCAGGGCGCCCACGGCCCGCTCCAGGGCCCCGCGCGTACCCTTGATGCGGTGTACCGCCACGCAGCGGCGGATCACCTCGCGGCGCTGGGCCTCGGTCCACTCCGGTTCCCACTGGTCCACGCTCATGGCCCAGGCCAGCCAGGGCAGCAGCGCCGCCGGGCAGGCGTCCGGGTTCCACAGCGTGGCCACGGGCACGGGCACCCCGGACAACCGGGCCAGGGCCTCGGCCAGGGCGCGCTCCTGGGCCGTGGCGCTTGCGGGCAGCAGGTCAGCCACCGGCCACGCCTCCCAGGGTCAACGTCACGGCGGAGCACCACGGCGCCTCGCCCGGGCCCACGGCCACGGTGGCCCCGGGGCTGGCCAGCTCCACGCGCTGCACGCCCTCGCGGTGCAGGGCCGCGTACAGCGCGGAGAGCGGCATATCGCGCCCCAGGCGGTGCCCGGCGTCGGCCACGGCCAGCACGGCCTCGCGCGCCGCGTCCAGCACCACGGCGGGGTCCGGCCCCGCGTAGGTGTAGACTGTGGCCTCCACGACATAGGGCACCACCGTGGCCGCAGCCACGGTCACATGGTCCGTGAGCGGGCGCACGTCGGCGCCGCCGAGCACGGCGGCCACGGCGTCCAGCAGCCCGGGCGCGGGCGTGCCGTCGTCGGCCATGCCCAGCACGATCACCAGCACCTCGCCCGGAGCCGGAGACGCCACGGCCACGCTCTTGACCCCGGGCACGGACAGGGCATGGAAGATGTACGCCCCCGAGGGCCCGGCGGTGGACAGGCCCTCCAGGGACAGGGGCACCCGGCGGCGCAGGCTCTCGTCGTCCTCCCAGGTCGCGGCCACGGGGGGCGAGGCCCCGGGGTCGCCGGGATCCAGCAGGTTGCGCGCCACGCCCAGCAGCGCGGCCAGGTTGTCCAGGTCCGCGCCCTGGGCGTAGGCCAGCATGCAGGCCCGGGCCGCGTCGTTCACGCGCTGGCGCAGCAGCACCTCGCGGTAGGCCGCCACCTCCAGCACCTTCACGGCAGGGTCGGACTCCAGCAACGCGTCGAACTCCGGCCAGCGGGCGGCCACGTCGGCCATAAGCGCCGCCAGCACTGTCTCGAAATCCAGGGCTTCCACCACCCGGGGCGCGGGCAGCCGCGCGAGGTCGATGGCCGAGTAGCCGCCGCTCATACGACGATGCCCTCCAGGGTCACGGCCCGGCCCTCCACCAGGAACTCGCCGTCGAGGTCCAGCACCAGCCGCCCGGCCCCCGCCTCGGCCACGCGCACCCGCGAGAGCCGGAAACGCGGCTCCCAGCGGGCCAGGGCGGCGGCAGTCTCGGCGTAGACCTCCATCACCAGCCCGGCGGACAGGGGCGCGTCCAGCAGGTCGGGCAGGCGCGAGCCGTAGTCGCGGCGCATGACCCGGGAGCCCACGGGCGTGGCCAGGATGTCGCGCACCGACTGGCGCACATGGGCCAGGCCGGACAGGGGCCGGCCGCTGGCGGCGTCCATGCCGCGCATCACTGCGGCCCCCCGGTGTCGCCGCCGTGCGGGCAGGGGTGCGTGTGTTCATTGAGCGACGCGGCGGCGCGCACGTCGGCGTCGGTGGTCACGTCGCGCACCACATGCAGCGCGCCGCCCAGCACAGCGTCGCCGCCGTTGGCTCCCCCGCCCTGGGTCAGCGGGCCGTCCAGGACGATGCTGCCCGACAGCACGATCTGCGGCGCGGTGATCTCGACCCGGGTTCCGGCCCGGGCGCCGATGCGCCCGCCCGCGCGCACGTCCACGTCGCGCGAGGCTTCCAGCACCGCGTCGCCGGGGATCAGCGCGTGCAGCCGGTGCGCCTCGCGGTCGTACTCGATGACGGCGCCGTCGGCGTAGACGCGGCGGTCGATGCTCGCCCGGTCGGCGGGCGCCGGGTGCGCGGTCTGGAAGATGCCGCCCAGGGCCACGCCCCGGGCCGTGTCGCCCCCGGGCGAGAGCACCAGCACCTGCTCGCCCGGCTCCGGCGCCCACCAGGAGCGGTCGCCCCCGGCGCGCAGGGTGATCCAGGGCAGCCAGTGCGTGACCGCGCCGCCCATGGCCACCCGCACGCGCGCGGCGGCGTAGTCCGCCTCCTGCACCGTGCCGTAGCGCAAGAGCGAGGCCACGCGCCGTTCAAGGTCCGAGAATTCAAAGCTGCTCACCGGAAATCTCCTCGTAGTCGTCCTCGTGCGCCAGGCCGATGCGCGGCGACAGGGAGGCCAGCACCGTCTGCACCGCCACGCCCTGGCCCGTCCACACGTCGGCCCCCAGGGGCAGCACCTGCTCGAACTCCACGCGCCAGACATCGGCGCCCTTCCACTGCGGCCCGAACTCGTCGGGTTCGGCCAGCACGAAGCGCGCGGGCCGGGCGGCCAGCCCGAAGCGGTTGCCCTGCACCAGCACGGCCACCGCCCCGGCCAGCTCGTGCAGCGCCCGCGCCGCGCCGGGCGTGCGCCCCGCCAGCACCAGGAAGACCTCCCAGCGGCAGCGCACGGCCAATTGCCCGGAGCCGTCCTCGGGCGCGTCGTCCGGCGCCAGCTCCGCCAGGCGCAGCACGGCGGCGGGGGTGTCCAGCCCGTCCACGGTGCCGTGGCCGAGCACGTCGCGCAGCCCGGGCAGCCCCGCGCGCAGGGCGGCCAGGATGCCGTCGTGGGCCGCGCCGATCACGACGCCCCTCCGCGCCGGACTTCCCAGCGCAACTCCTGCTTGAAAAAGCGGGCGAAGTTCTCCTCAAGGTGCGGGTGGACATCCACCTCCAGCACGCGGCGCACCTCGTCGGCCACGTCGCGGTACTGCACGGCCAGGGGCAGCCGGGCGTCGCGGCGCACGCGGCGGTAGACCTGCCGCGCGCCGCCGCGCGCCACGATGAAGGCATGGCGCCGCTCCACCGGCCCGGCGACGACGCCCCTGGCCGTCTGCCTCGGGCCCAGGTCCGCCAGGGGCACGGCGTTCAGCCCGAGCCAGACCCGCGCCGCGAGCTGCGAGCCGCGCAGGCCGACGAACAGCCGCCCGGAAAGCACCTTGCGCTTGATGCCCGTGTCGCGCGCGGCCTCGCGCAGGGCCGTGGCCCCGGCCCAGCGCGCGACCTTGCCCACGGCGCGCCGGGCCGCCGCAGCAACCTGCTTCTG